TACCTCAGAACCTACAGAGAATGTATTGACACTATTATAAACAGAGACTGAAGAGATGCTTCCTCTATTAACATCATCAATTCTTGCAATTGCCAAATCTCCATTTTTAGGAGTATCATTAGTTCTTAGACGTTTTGCAGAAGAAGGTAAATCTTTTTGTGAAATTTCAGAACTATAGTTGGAAGATACAGGTAGAGAATAATAATTCTCACCTAGAATGTATGGGAATACAGGATCATTAGACGTATCTAATGTCAAGAAATAAGCATACGTTCCATTTGGATAATCTGGAGTAACACAGTATCTTCCATTATTTCTATCAAGACTTCCTAGTCCATCAACATATGTGTAATCATCAATAAAGGTTCCTAATGGATAAGTATTCGCACTAGGACCATTTCTACTAATATTCTTAGAATAACTACTAGTCATTCTAGAAATACCACTTTGCGAATCTAAAGCATCCGAAAAACCAAAAGGACCATAAATGGGATTGCCATCATAAGCAAATCCGCAAATATTAGAGTGGTTAATTCCATTATCATTGGGTCTTATAGTATTAGGTGCCGCATAATATCCATATCCAGATCCACGAGACTCTACAAAATTCTTAAAGAAATAACCATTTTCGTTATCTAGGACATTCTTATTTTTGTAATACTTGTCTTTTACCCAAGTACGAATACTCACCGAAGCAGTTGCTCCAGAACCAACTGGAATAATATCAATTACAATATTTTCTTGAGAATAGAGATTACCTCCATTTACTTTCAGAAACCCTGTTAGTTCTCCCTCATTAGAAACCGTAGCACGGTAATCAGCAAATCTTCCTTTGCCAGATAAATCTGTAATTCTTACTTGAGGTGGAGATGAATAGTATTCACCAGGATTGTCTACAACAATACTAGTAATTTCTCCATTAGTTACAACAGCAGTTGCAGAAGCATTTCTACCAGAAAGAATCTCTATTGTTGGAGTTCCATTATAACTTCCAGGAGTATCAATAACAATAGACTCTACAACTTGTCCTGCTAATCTTGAACGACAAAGATTTGGTATACCATTAATCAAAACAAATGGTTCTTTAGCATATCCAGAACCTCTGGTATGAACTTTTACAGATTCAATAGGACCAAATTGAATAGACTCTTTATCTTTGTATCCTAGGAAAGGAATACCATTAACTGCAACACCAACATCTCTATGACCAGTTTCATAAATTTCAGTTGTTGAAATTGGATGCTTCCTAATAATTTTTAAGTTTTTCTGATCTTTCGCATCAGACGGTAGAGCAGGAATAGAGTGAGATGGATATCCACTAGAAGCAATATAATACCCTTCACCGTCTTCAAAAATAGCACTTACATCTGCAACAATATCTGCAATTGCAGGAGTTCCTGCATCAATAATCCATCTAAGATTATTTTGTAATGTATTAATACGAATATCGGAAGTTAAAAATCCTGGTTCTGTTATCTCAACATAATCTCCAGGATTTGAATATGGTGCTCCATGAACACTTTGTAGTGCATAGATGACACCAAATACTAAAAGTTTTGTAGATCCAGAATATACATCATCACCATATGTTACAAGAGTGCCACTGGGATATGTACCAGATCCTGATCTAGTTTTTATTACAAACTGATTTACATTTTTTTCTTCAAATGTAAACTCTTCCTCATCAATAACAAACGATCCTTGATCTTTCCAACCCATAGTTGAAAAGACATTTACTCTATCACCTACAGTATTATTGACGGTTAGATCTTCAGTTAGAGAAGTTTTTGATGATATAGAAAAGTTGCCATTTACAGTATTTTCTGCTAGAATGACTTCATAAAGATCGTCGCCATCATATGTCCCACTAAATTTGACATTATCTACAATTGCAGAAGCGTAGTTACCATCTACATTTTGAACAATCTGTTGTCCTACTAAACTTTCTGCATTACCAGATAATAGTTTTGCTTTTAACGCATATACTTGAATCCAATTAGACTCAGAACTTTTTAAAGTTGAATCTCGTGGATATGAAATTTCTGGTTCTGGATCATTATCAATCAAACACTTAAACAAGAACTTGATTGAATTGTCAGTTCCTTTTGTACGATAAAAAGAACGAATATTTTTAATTAAGACTCGTTTGTCAATATCTTCTTTTAAATAATCTTCTGGGAAATCTGAAAGATATTGCGATTCAAAACTTTTTACTAAAGCATATAAAAATAAGTTACTAATATTTTGTACAACTGATCCATCAACATGAATAGATGCTTGAGTTGTTACAAAACTAGTTTCATTATACAAATCTCCTAATGTGGTGTTTCCACTTACACCACGACTTACTTCTAAGAATTGAGTATCTGTTCGTGTAGCATAAAAACAGATCTCATCATCAATTTTGATATATCCACCATTCTCTGGAAATGATCTGGCATCAGCAACTGTAATAGTAGTTACTGTTTCTCCTAGAGAACCACTAAGAGTTGTAGACTGAGTTAATAAATTCTTTTCATAAAAATCAATATCACGATACGTTTCAAGATTCGTGATAATATCAACAGGATTTCCTTGTAACTCTAGATGCTCATAGTATTTTTGTATGAACTTACCAAAAAGTTCATACTCTTCTAAGATAAAGTTGGGTAACTGAGACTCAACTAGTAATGAGATTTTATTAGCAGTTTTTAACATCTACTACTACTCTTTGTATGCTACAAATGTACTCTTGGAGATATCTACATCTAGATATACTTCACGCTTGACTTCAATATCCTTTTTAGCAGGTTTAACTCTTAATTCAACTCGGTTGTCTGAAAAAGAACCTTTTAGGATAGTAAAATCATATAATTTGATTTCACCATGGGAATAATCAACTTCACCAATAGAATCATTCAGGAGAATTTTTTCTCCAGTAAAGGAATCTAGTCTATATAGGACAATTTTGCCATCCCTATCTTCCAAATAACTGGTATACTCAGGATATTCAAATACTGTCATACCAGTAGATGTTACAACAGGTCCGTCACAGTCTTTTAAGAATTCATTCTGGTAACAAATCTCATAATATGAAGATGAATTTATCTGTGCGTAGAAATCTTTTCTTAATGTTATTCTAGTGTCATTAGAATTAATTGCACGGTCTGCTCCGTCAATTACACCAATAAACTTACTGTATCTAAATTTACCATTAAATTTTTCAGTTTGTCCAGTGGTAAGATACTTACTAACACCCCTAGAAACTTTTACTGCTATTTCAGCAGGATCCATCTTAGTCTTTGTTTCATCAAAATAAATCTTACTATTAATTTCAATATAAAGAATTGAAGGATCAATGAATACAGGTTTTACAGATGCAACTGTATATTTTCTCAGTTTGGAAGTTAAATCGGTTTTAGTAAATGCAGACAAAGAAGAAGCATTAGATGGTTTTACCGAAATAAAGACCTTTCCATATTCTGGTGGGACTTGATCTTCTCCTCCAAATACAATGATGTCACTAACAGAAGGATATAGATTTCTTACAATAGCAGCATAATCATTTGCTGTTACTGCTCTATTCTGTGCTCCATAAACTTTAGGTGCATTAAATTTAATTTTCTCAACAGACTCAATCTCAGTTCCACCAGTTGCAGCAGAATTTACGTTGATATTTTGTGTATTAAACTGTCCCACGACAGTATTATCATTTTCATCCAATAAAGTCGCAGAAAATGTGAATACATTAGATCCATTTGATGCAGGACCATTAGTTTGTATGTAACTAATTTCTACAACTTCACCATTAGTAAGTTTATTTCCAATAACACCATCACCAAACATAATCTCATAAGTCTCGTCTTCAGTCTCATGAATGAAGAAAACCTTATCAGAACTACCAATATCTAAAATGTCATCTGCTCTAGCATATTCATCATAAACACTAGAAGCTGGTGAACGATACACTCTTACCTTAAGAGTGGTTATATCTGCAGAGTTATTTGAAATACGAAATCTCTGATTAGTTAACGATGTGTTAACATTTGTCCTAGTTGATATTAATGTTCCTTCATATAGGATAATGTTTTCAAATGTCGCTACTCCATTAACAACAGGAACTTGAGTATTATCTCTTACAATATAAGAGTACAATGCATTATCAAATCTTGAAACAAATCCTGTTCCTGCTTCAAGAGTTACTTTTGCTGGAGAAGATATTGGAAAATTAATAGAAAAATCTATATCTGCTCTGGGTGCAGTAATAGACTTTGGTGTATATCCTAATTGCTTCGCTAACGCTACTACGTTGTCTCTCAACGATGCAGAATCAATGAATAACTCATTGACTACCATGTTTGCGTTAAACGCTGTATAGTACGTGTTATATGCCAACACCTCTAACAACTGATTTAATGCAGATGCTTCAAAATCATAGTCAGTAAAATCTGACTGAGCTCTCATGTAATCTTTGAGAGCTTCTTTAATTTGAATGTAATCTAGATTGTTTAATTGTGTGTATGGCATTATCTCGTCCTAGACAGGAAGAACTCTACATTTCTATTTGGATTATCGCTTCCGCGAATTGAATAAATCATTTCAACATCAAACCCATTCTCATCGTAATTAGGATTACACTTCAGAGATTGTAATTGTATTCTGGGTTCATACTCATTAATTGCTGATCTAATATTATCTTTAATAGAAGATGCAGTTGTATAACTCAAATTCTCAAACAAAAACGAACGAATGTCTGCCCCATATCCAGGGTTAAACAATCGTTCGCCTTTGTTAGTTAATAATAGTGAAACCAAAGCCTGTTTAATGGCAGCATCATCTTTGCTGACGACAATATCATCAGTAACTGGATGTTTTTTAAACGTAATGTTGATATCTCTAAATGAGAGAGTCTTTGTTGCCATTTAAAGTAAACGGAGTCACTAGTTATTTAGTGACATATTGAAAATTAATATTCCAAGAGATACTAATTCTGGGTTGTTTGCTATATTGAGGTTTTACGTAGTGAGGAACCCAACTTGGAAATATAAATCCAGTTCCTTCTTGAGGAGGAATAATAAATGTACTTCCTTGATGTAGGTAGTTATTAGTACCAGCTCTTACATCAGGTATTGCAAAACATCCTTCCTCTTTATCATTAATACCATCTCTCAAACTGTCAGGTACTTTTACATAATATACACCACTCAAAGTCCAACCAGGATGTGTGTGGTAGTTAGAATAAGCACCAGCATCTAATACAATACCCCATGTCTCTAATGTATGTTCGGTAATAGTAATAGGAACATGTGCATATTCCTGTGTCGCATGAATAATAGCACTTTTAAGATCTCTAGACCAATCATAGTCTAGATCAGTTAAATTCAATTCAGAGTGCCAACCACCTCCACCAACAGAACGACGATTAGGTGCCGTATCCTTTTGTTGTTTTAGAAGATAGTTGGCAATCTTCATATTCATTTTTTTAGAATTATCAATAGCGAACCTCATACCCATTGTCGGAAACATGGTTATGAGGTCCTTATGCATTATCTTCATTCAGTCCAACGCTCCACAAAGTCATCAAACCCACCTGCTCCTCCGCATGGACGATCCATACGATCTTCAGGCATTGGGTATAGTTCTTCTTTTTTCTTATTACGGTTACGCTTTGCTGCCATATTCAGATACTTATCACTGTCAGTCTCCGTAATGAGAGTCATGCCCTCATCAATGAAACCTTGACTCTTATCTACTTTGTGATGGTTGCCCATATTAGCTCCAGTGATTGTTTGGTTGTTCCCACCAGAAGTGCAAGTCTTCCGTGTTGTCATCATAATATTGAGAAACTAGATCGCTTTTAAATTTACTATGAACGTTTTCACAGAGTGAAAGGGTCCAATAGTTCCGCTCGGTGTACTTTTCCATAATGTTAGTGATCCAAGTATAGTTACCACCACGGATAACTCCCGCTTCACACAGGATAAAGTTTTCCCAATCACAAACCCAGTCCGTATAGTTGATCGTAAAGATCTCTTTATACGACTCAGGACTCTCATCGGGGAACGGTACGTTGACCGCTTCAACGTGAAAACACTCTCCATCCATGGATAAACCGTGACAGAGGTGTTGTGTCACAATACTTGAATAATCAGGAGAGACACATAGCAGACATGTCTTAGAAGGATGGATATCCCACTTAGACATCTTCACCTTATATATCATCTCCTGAATCATTGCCATC